CACATTCATAATTTCCTGTGGAAGAATATACTCTTGCGTTTCGGGATAAATGTCTAAGAATGCATAGCTTTCTTCTACACTATTGGCTGATTTTTGTCGATAGCGCAACAATGCCTGTCTAATACCCATTTCATAGTGTTCACGATCGGCTTCAACATCAACCATACCGTCGCCGAGTCTGAATCGAATGTAATCAATTATATCGTTTTTTTGTGCCGGAGTTGCCGTTAGTGGTGTAGGATCAAAGGCGATGTGCCCCGCACCGGTACCAGTGTTTGCATTAAATAGACTGTCTGTTGTTAGACTTAAGTTAGGTGTTAAATTACCTGTAGCTGTGGCCATATAAAATATCCCGTTATACTATATTTATTATGTATGTAGTATAACGAGATATAACAATTACTGAACTTTGAGTAAGATGGTATCTTGATTGATACGTCCGTTGAGTTTAACCTCAGTAGCTTTGATATTTTCCAAAAATTTGCGCAGTTCAATCTTACCTGCGGCTAAAAATTCTTTAATTTGTACCTCAGGTTTACGTAAAGTTTTACTTACGCTCTTACTTTCATTGTAGCCCGTAATAGTTGTGCCCTTAACATTAAGTGCTCCGCCCATGTCCTCAGCAACATATTTGCCTAGTTTACGAGTTCTAACATTATAGACAAATAACACCTGTGCGCCAATAATGTCTACAGGATTAATACTCACTGCTTTAGTTGTAGCATCATTCTTCAAGTATTTGAGTTTAGCAACAAGTTTTTCTTTAGCTGGCGGCTTACGTACACTTGCTTTCTTAGTTGCCTTTTTAACCTGTCCATATTGAGTAAAGCCGTCAAATAATGCTGTATAGAACGCTTCATACCGCTTGTAGTCTGCGGCTTTTAAATGTGCATAGGCATCTTTAAGATCTTCATCTTTAGTAGTTTTGGCTTCGTTGAATTCAGCACGACTACGTTCAAAAGGCGCAAGTATGCGAGCGATAGTAGCAGGTGCTATGTTTTTAGCTATCAGATAATCATAGGCTTTAGGGTCAACTGTTTTGCCGTCAAACAGTTGATCTTCTAACTCTAAAAAGTGCAGTTGATGCTTGTCTGCTATTGCATTCATACGATCTTGTATTGTAGGTACCTTTACGTTTGTTTTAGACGCCGTTTGTTTAGTATCCGTCGGAGTATCATCTTCTTCTGCAAGTTGCTCGGCCATATAAATTACTTCTTTAACCGTTTTAAGTAAGTATTCTACATGGCGATCACGCAACGGCATGCCTTTAGTGTGCGCTTTCACAATAGCACAAGCAGTTAAGGGAGTTAGGCCATCTTTAGTTTTAGCATAGTAATCAACTGTGGCTTTATCCAACTTATGATATTGGCTATCTTTACCAGTATGTTCACGCAACCAGGCTACAAAATATTTTTTTAGATCTTTTGCACTATAGTAATAGTTGTAATAGCGCATACTCTTACGGAAATTATGGTCAAACTCTTCATCTGTAAACTGTAAAGCTCGCTCAGTGTCCCATACAGGCTCTGTACCGGTGTACTTTTCATCCACAAATAACGGGTCGCGCTGTGCTTTTTTGGGTGCTTTACCCTCAACTTTAATTTTAGCCATTTGTCATTTCCTTTTCTAGTTCTCGTTTAACCATTTTATATGCTGTACGATCATATATATCCAAATAGTCCCATTCACTATTCATTTGTGCCAATGCACGCCAAAGATTTTTATTGTAGAAACTAACTGCTACATAGGCTTCTTCTATAGTCATTATTAACATATCACCCCGCTAATAGTACAGCAAACGTTATCATACGTTCATAGTTTGCTATCTCTTCGTTAATCTTGTCAACCTGTTCTTTATGTAGTCTAGTTTGGCGACCTTGTCTACGACAATTGATTTCTTCTTTACTTAGATCTTTAACCATTAATCCAATATTATGGCTAATGTTCCACATTTCATGACTATACTTCTTCATTTTATGCACAGGTGCTTCTAAACGGGTTTGCACACTTGCCCAATCCATGCTAGTTTGTATTTGGTTTGTCATAGTTTCAGTAGTGTAACATCATTTTCCGCTGTTGTCAATCAGCTAAATACTATGATAAAATAGGATATCGTAATGCCACGTTTAAGCCTTTGGCGTCCTAATAAGGGCAATGATTACAAGTTTTTTGACCGCCGAATCAGTGAGATGTTTACCGTGGGCGGTGTTGACATTCACATTCATAAGTATCTTGGACCTCAAGAACAAGAAGGAAATGGTACTTCAGAACCAACAATTTCTCAAACTAGTATCACTGCTATACAAGATTTATTATTTTTAGAGAATCGCGATAGAAAATACGATACTAGCGTTTACACACTTCGTGGAGTATATAACGTTAGCGACAATGACTTTGATCTAACCCAATTTGGTCTTTTCTTAACTGGCGACACTATGTTTATGACGTTCCATTTAAATGACATGGTTGAAACTTTGGGTCGCAAACTTATGATTGGCGATGTTTTTGAGTTGCCCAATTTAAAAGATTACTATCCGTTAGACGATGGTGTTCCTGTAGCCCTTAAGAGATTTTATGTAGTTCAAGATGCCACTCGTTCAGCTGAAGGATTTAGTGCCACATGGTATCCCCATTTGTGGCGGGTAAAAGTAGCTCCGCTAGTTGATAGCCAAGAGTACAAAGATATCCTTAATAATATACCTGCAGGTGATACCAACGGTGACGGTATAGAGGACAGCAATGATAGTTCGCTAGGAGATTTGCTAAGTACCTACAACAAATACCTTGAAGTTAATGATGCTGTGGTTGCTCGTGCTGAATCTGATGTTCCTGCTAGTGGATATGATACTAGTTTTATCTATCATGCACCTGTTGCAGACAACGGATACCCAGGCGACATAAACAATATTGATGCCAGTGATTCTACAGAAACTGATGCAAGTGACGGCGATGGCAATCCAGATGCTAGCACTATTGCAACTACTAGTTCTAGTAAAGTTCAAGGATACTTAACAGGTGATGGTGCATTACCTAATGGTGGCAATGTTGCTGCTGGTATTGCATTTCCTTCTAATCCACAATCTGGTGATTATTACTTGCGATTAGATTATGTGCCCAATCGCCTATTTCGGTGGGACAGCAAACGTTGGGTCAAAATTGAGGATGCTGTGAGAACTAATTTAACCCCCGGAGCATCAAATCGCACACAATTAAGTAGTTTTATGAACGATTCTGATGCAAACTATAAAAATGCATTAGCCTGGGATGCCATAAGAGTTGCGGCAAATTATGTTCCGGCAGCAAATGCTCATACACAATCGTTTACATTAAGTTCACGAACTGTTGTTACTAAAACACCGTATGTAAGTTCTTATGGTGTTAAAACAACTATCAATAGTTTAATAGTAACTAACACTTTGAGCAATTCATCTGGTAACCTAGCCATTACTGTGTCAAACACCTTGTATACCAACGACGTGTTAGAATATACCATTTATGCTAACGTTACTGTACAGCGTCAAGGACTCAGCGATATCCTTAGACCATTAGCGGATAATTAATATATGCCAGCATTACAACAATTCAATTATGATGCGCAAATTGAGAGATTTTTAGCTCAGTTTATTCGCATGATTAGTGGGTTCCAAGTTGAGTTTGGAGCAGATCGAAATGGTAGTACAACTTTACAGAGAGTGCCAGTGTACTACGGTGACGGAAGTCGTCAAGTAGCAAACATTCTTTCCAACAATAGCGCAGGTAGTGCAATGCCTACTATTCCGGCAATGGCCGTATATATTAGTGCGTTAACATACGATCGAGAAAGAATTCAAGATCCTACGTTTGTGGGCAAATTACACGCTAGACAACGAGCCTACAACGACATAACACAAGAATACGAAGCAAGACAGGGCAACGCATTTACTGTTGAGCGCCCCATGCCTGTTCCGTACATGCTAGAACTTAAAGTTGATATATTAACTAGCAATACTAAACAAAAATTGCAATTATTTGAACAGCTAGGGGTATTATTTAATCCTAGTTTAGAAATACAGTCTACTGATAATTATATCGACTGGACTAGTTTAAGCACAGTTTATCTAGATAGTCAAGCATGGACTAGTCGCAGTATCCCTATAGGTACCGACAATCCGATTGATGTGTTAACCTTAACTTTCAAATTACCAATTTGGATTAGTCCCCCGGCCAAAGTTAAAAAACTTGGTGTTATTCAAAAAATTATTGCAAGCATACACGAGAGTTCTGGTGATCTAACCAGTGCTGTGTTCAATGAGACCAATTTACTAGGTGCTAGACAATACTTTACTCCCTTAGACTATGGCGTATTACTCATCGGCAATACACTAACTCTTCTCAAAGTTCAGGAAATTGAGGATCCGCGAGAACCAACGTTAGATACTCCAGTGAAAGTGGGCACTAAAGATGTTTGGGCAAACTTAATTAATATTTACGGTGTATTAGAAAATGGCATTAGTCAAATAAGATTATTAAGCGGAGATGGCGAAACTGAGATTGTGGGCACTGTGAGTTATCATCCCACAGACGATAGTCTGTTAATTTTTAATGCAGACGTTGACACCTATCC